ACCGGATGGCCGCGATTTTTTTAAAGTGGGTCCCACAGCTACTGACAATGACATATGGACGGATGAAAATCGTCCCTCATAGCTTAATTGTTTTGTGGTCCCCCTATATAATGACTTGCTGAGTAAGTTTGTTGTAAGCATGCGGGACCCACTAGTGAACGAGTTTCCAGAAACTGTTCATGGGTTTAGGTGCATGTTGGCAGTGAAATATCTCCAACTAGTTGCAGATACGTATTCTCCAGATACGGTGGGATACGATTTAATACGTGATTTAATTTCAGTAATAAGGGCCAGGAATTATGTCGAAGCGACCAGCAGATATAATCATTTCCACGCCCGCCTCGAAGGTACGCCGCCGTCTGAACTTCGACAGCCCATATGCGAGCCGTGCTGCTGTCCCCATTGTCCGCGTCACAAAGGCAAGGGCATGGGCGAACAGGCCCATGAACAGAAAGCCCAGGATGTACAGGATGTACAGGAGCCCAGATGTTCCAAGGGGATGTGAGGGCCCATGTAAGGTCCAGTCGTTTGAGTCCAGACATGATATCCAGCACATTGGTAAAGTCATGTGTGTTAGTGATGTTACTCGTGGTATTGGGCTGACCCACAGGGTTGGCAAGAGGTTCTGTGTGAAGTCCGTTTATGTTTTGGGCAAGATCTGGATGGATGAGAACATCAAGACTAAGAATCATACGAATAGTGTTATGTTTTTCCTTGTTAGGGATCGTAGGCCTGTTGATAAGCCCCAGGACTTCGGGGAAGTYTTCAACATGTTCGACAATGAGCCCAGCACGGCGACTGTAAAGAATGTGCATCGTGATAGGTACCAGGTGCTTAGGAAGTGGCATTCAACAGTTACAGGTGGCCTGTATGCATCGAAGGAGCAGGCTCTCGTGAAGAAGTTTATAAGGGTTAATAATCATGTTGTGTATAACCAGCAAGAGGCTGGCAAGTATGAGAATCATACTGAGAATGCATTGATGTTGTATATGGCGTGTACCCACGCCTCTAATCCTGTGTATGCTACATTGAAGATACGGATCTACTTCTATGATTCAGTATCGAATTAATAAAGATTAAATTTTATTGAATATGATTGGTGTACATATACAACATGGTGTAATACATTCCATAATACATGATCAACAGCCCTAATTACATTGTTAATACTAATAACTCCTAAATTATTCAAATATTTAATCACTTGGGTCTTAAAGACCCTTAAGAAACGACCAGTCGGAAGCTGTGAAGTCATCCAGATTCGGAAGGCTATGAAACATTTGTGAATCCCCAACGCTTTCCTCAGGTTGTGATTGAACTGTACTTGGACGGTTATGATGTCTTTGTTCATCAGGAATGGCCGGTCGTGGTGCTCTGTTATCTTGAAATACAGGGGATTTTGAATCTCCCAGGTATACACGCCATTCTCTGCTTGAGCTGCAGTGATGGGTTCCCCTGTGCGTGAATCCATGGTTGTGGCAGGCTAATGCTATGAAGTATGAACAGCCACACGGTAGATCAACACGTCGACGCCTGATCCCCTTCTTGGCTAGCCTGTGCTGCACTTTGATTGGAACCTGAGTAGAGTGGGCCTTCGAGGGTGATGAAGGTGGCATTCTTTAAAGCCCAATTTTTGAGTGCAGCATTCTTCTCTTCATCCAAGAACTCTTTATAGCTGGAATTGGGTCCTGGATTGCAGAGGAAGATAGTGGGAATGCCCCCTTTAATTTGAACTGGCTTTCCGTACTTTGTATTTGATTGCCAGTCCCTTTGGGCCCCCATGAACTCTTTAAAGTGCTTTAGGTAGTGGGGATCGACGTCATCAATGACGTTGTACCAGGCCTCATTACTGTAGACCTTGGGACTGAGGTCCAGATGACCACATAGATAATTATGTGGTCCCAATGCACGCGCCCACATCGTCTTCCCCGTCCTACTATCACCCTCTATGACAATACTTATGGGTCGCAAAGGCCGCGCAGCGGCACTGACGACGTTCTCGGCAGCCCATTCCTCAAGTTCTTCTGGAACTTGATCAAAGGAAGAAGAAGAAAAAGGAGAGACATAAACCTCCATTGGAGGTGTAAAAATCCTATCTAGATTAGCATTTAAATTATGAAACTGAAGTACATAATCTTTTGGTGCTAATTCCTTAATGACTCTAAGAGCCTCTGACTTACTGCCTGCGTTAAGCGCTGTGGCGTAAGCATCATTGGCTGACTGTTGTCCCCCTCTTGCAGATCTTCCATCGATCTGAAACTCTCCCCAGTCGAGGGTGTCTCCGTCCTTCTCCAGATAGGACTTGACGTCCGAGCTTGATTTAGCTCCCTGAATGTTCGGATGGAAATGTGCTGACCTGGTTGGGGATACGAGGTCGAAGAATCGTTTGTTCGTGCACTGGTACTTCCCATCGAACTGTATGAGCACGTGAAGATGAGGTTCCCCATTTTCGTGCAGCTCTCTGCAGATCTTGATGTATTTTTTGTTTACTGGGGTATGTAGGTTTTGTAATTGGGAGAGGGTTTCTTCTTTAGTCAGAGAGCATTTGGGATAAGTGAGGAAGTAGTTTTTGGCGTTTAACTTAAAGGCACGTGGCATTTTGGCAATCGGTGTACACTCTAATTCTCTGGCAATTGGTGTAACGGGGTACAATATATAGGTGTACCCCAAATGGCATTTTCGTAATTTGTGAAAGTAATTCAAAATCCTCACGCTCCAAAAGCGGCCATCCGTATAATATT